CCGAAGTTCTGCTGCTTGTCGGGCAGCGTGAGGATGACCATCACGGACCGGGACCCGTTGACCCCGAACGGCAGGCACTCGGCGGTGTAGGAGAAAGGGGACCGTGAGCCGAGGTCCCCTGCGGGTACCTCACCGCTCATGCGCACGTCAGCCTGATAGCACTGGTTGATGAGACTGGTCTCCGGAATGCCGACGCCCGACCTAATCCACTTCGGGAAGCGATGTGAACGGATGGCATACTTCACCTCGAGCGGGTAATTCATCCCGTAGTCGGCGAACTTGCGCGGCAGACGGGCGAGCGGCGTTGGGTTCTTCACCCGCTTTGAGTGCCTCAGGTCCAGGCCGAGCTTCATGGTCCCGGGGTCCCCGTTCTGGACGGCCTTTCTTTGGAACGGCTGGGCGATGACGACCGCGCAGATCTTTGGATGCGTCCGGATATACCAGTTCGCCGTCGCCTCGATCGAGCCGTCGTAGCGGTCGGACAGCTTCTCGACGGCACCGATTCCAATGCGATCGAAGCTGAGAGCGTCCGGGAAGAACAGCTTGGGGTAGAACATCATGGCCGCGCCGCCGAGAAACGCCTCCTGCTCGGTGTGCTTGCGGCACGTCGGGTCGTCTGCCTCGGGGCAGAACGGGTTGAGCCCCTCGTGGTACGGGATGATGTAGTGGTTATTTTCGTGGGCGATTCCGAGCCTCTTGCGCTTTCGAGGACAGCGCTCATAAAGCTGAATCTCGTGCTTCTCGCGGTCTAGCCAGCAGGGAACCCTCGTCAAGAGTTCGTGCGCCTCCGCTGAGTTTGGTTTCGGGTTCGGGACCGTCTTGATCTTGAGACCAATGAAATCCGAGATTTCCTCCACGGGGATGGGAGGCTTCTTGAAATCGAAGTGGGAAAGGACTTCCCGGACGTAGGTCAGCGGTTGGCTGCCCATGCAGTTCTCGAATTTGATGGCCATGCGGGGGTCTACTTGTCGGATTTAAGCCCCTTCAGGAGGATTTGGAACAACTTTTTTTTGTCCTCCGGGAGCTTTTCGTAATCCCGGAACATCAGCTTGGTCTCGGCCTCTGCTTCCTTCTTCGGGTCGGCCGGCGCTTCGGTATACCCGGCGCAGTTGAACAGCGTCTCAAGAGGGACACCGTAGCCCTTTGCGAGCTGCTTCAACGTATCGGGGCGGGGCTGCTTGCGCTTGCCGTTCTCAAGCTGCCAGATGTACGCCTCCTGGATGCCGGTCGATTTGGCGGCGTCCTTGAGGGAGTACCCCAGCTCCGTTCTCTTCTTTTTCAGGAACTCTGCGAGTCCTTCGCCCATGTCGTTGTGCCCTCTTTTCTCGTCGTAAAACCGCTTGTTGACGTCCCTAGTATAGCATCTCCTGCTATCTTTAGCAAGCACTTTCATTAGCAAACGCTAGACAGCAATTATTATCTTCTGCTATAGTTGCCTTGTAGGAAAAGAAAATGGAGGATTCCAACCGTGATCGTCAAACTCAAGGCCTCGACGCTGAAGCGGCACCTCGCGAAGCGTAACCTGTCGCAGAACTCCTTCGCTCGGCGCATCGGGGTGACGAGCGGGTACATGTCCCAGCTTCTCTGCGGGGAACGGAACCCCTCGCCGGAACTGCGGGAACGGATCATCAAGAAGCTCAACGATGTCCAGAAGTTGAGGGAGCTCCCCGAGTTTGGATTCGACGACTTGTTCACGATCCGAGGGCAATGAGGATGCAGTGAGGAATCTAAACAGACAGTCACAGCCTTCGGAAGAATGGCGTTGCCGCGCATGTCGCCGACTCTTAGGTACGCGACAAGGCGACCGCATCCACATCCAGACTTCGCAGCGAGATCGCTACATCATTGACGGCACCGTATCCGGATTTTGCTCAAGATGCAAGGAGATCAATACACAGCAAACGAATAAAGGAAGAAGTCAGCAGCAATAAGTGACCGGCGCATATGCCGGCCCCAATCCAGTGGTGCTAGACGCCCAATAAATAGGCCAAACGAGGTGCTTGACGCCCGGCCGCGAGGGCGTCCGTGCACCTGGAATGGAAGAACAAGGTCCGCCAGGACCTTTGCCGCACCTGCAACACCGAGAAGTTCGCCGAGAAGTACCTCAAGCTCGGGAGCCGCACCCCGGCCCTGAACCCCTACCCCAACATCGAAGTCCTGCTGGGCATGCTGCGCTCGGACGAGGCGCGGCTCTACGAGAAGAAGGACGCCGCGCTTCACGCGCTGATCGCGGCGGCGCAGGGCCTCGAGCCGGGACGCTTCTGCGCGACGAACCTGCTGCTCTTGGGCATGTGGCCCGGCCTGGACCACCTCTTCTACAAGCTCGCCCGCCTCGAAAACCACCTCCCCGACCTGTTCGCCGAAATCTACTGGTCCTTCCTCGAAGAGATCGCCTCCTTCCGGCTCGCCAAGCGTGACAAGATCGCGGCGAACCTCCGCTGGAACACCGAAGGGCGCGTGCGCAAGGTCGTGCGCTGCGAAGCGCGGCGCTCAGAGCTTGACCGCGCGGTCGGATTCATCGAGTCCGACCTCGATCGGATCATGCCCCAGAAGCCGCACCACCGAGGGTTCGAGATTCGACGAATAACCGACGCGATCCCCCCGCGCGACTTGCGCCGCTGCGCCAAGCGCGCATTCGAGTCCTCCCGCCGCAACGAACTGAGCGCTCCCGAGGCGGAGCTGCTGGCCCGCAAGCTGCGGGAGCTGTCGAAGCGTGGACTCCTGACCGCCGCGGAGGCCGAACTCCTGATCGAGCACGGCCTTAAAGGAAAACAGTTCGCCGAGATCGGCGAGAGTGCGGGCGCGACCGCCGGTGCCATGCGGGTGCGCTACCACCGCGCTAAGGCCAAGGTCCGGCCCTTCCTCGAATCCTCGGGACGGTTGTAACGCGGTGGAGGAAATCGCCCGTTTAGATCAGGAGGCCGGGATGAACGCGCTTAAAGCAAGACAGGTTCTCGACGCGACGATCGGCGACATCGCCCAGGTCCTGGGTGGCATCTTCGCCCTGCACGACGTCGAGGACGCCGTGGTGTGGAAGGCGATGAAGCACCTCGACCTGAGCCACAGCACGGCGCTCGCCCGGCTCCAGGAAAGCGATGGCCCCGAGAGCTTCGAGGACCGCGAAGCCTCCAAGACCCACCCCGCCGTCGAGGCTCTCCTGAGGAAGCTTCGCGTGAAGCGGGACGACTAGGTGACCCACATGAAACTGCCTCAACCGAAATACACGGTGACCGACGTCAAGCACCGATACAGCATCGCCCTGCCGAACGGCGACGTCGTGGGACCGCTCGTCTCGGTGACCAAGGTCCTGAGCGTCCTCAATAAAGAGGCGCTCATCGGCTGGGCGGCGCGCGAGTCGGCTTCCTACTTCAAGACGGAACTCCTGCGCCTCGGCTCGCGCGCCCTCACCCCTGAGACTCTCGGCCAGATCGCCAAGGACGCGGCCGGCGCACACCGCAGGAAGGCCAAAGACGCCGCCGACCTCGGCACCAAGTGCCACGACATCTTTGAGGCGATCATCCAGGGCAAGGAGCCCGAGGCCGTCCCCGAAGAACTCGCCGAGCCTGCCCGCGATTTCAAGCGCTGGCGCATGCAAAGCGACATCGAACTCGTCGGCCTCGAGCTTCCCGTGGCCTCGCTTGAGCATCGCTTCGGCGGTCGCCTCGACGCCGTGGGCTACTCGCCCACGCGCGGGGGCTTCGGCATCGTCGACTACAAGACGTCCTCGGGCTTCTACGGCAACGAGTATGCCTACCAGGTCGGCGGCTACGCCTGCGCCCTGGCCGAGCAGTACGGCGTCGAGGTCGCGTGGGCCGAGATCGTGCGCTTCGGCAAGAAGCCGCCGTATGACTCCGAAGGGCGGCCGGTCTCCGACATGACCGCGGCCGTCCGGGGCTTTCTCACCGCCGCGGAGATGACGCGCCTAAACGGCGTCCCCATCATCAGCAAGCCGACGTTCTCGACAGCCGCCACCCGCGCGGCCGAGGCCGTGGCCAAGGTCCCGGCCAAGAAGAAGCGCAAATCGAACTGCCCGTTTTAGGGCGGAAGGAACTCTAGGAGGAAATATGACGACCGAAACACCCGCAGCACCGGCGCAGGACGCGCCGCCGAAGTTCAAGTTCGCCCCGCCCCGCGGCAAGCTCAAGACGGGCATGCCGACCGACGGGCTGTGGATTCTGGCGGGCTTGCCCAAGGCGGGCAAGACCACGCTCTCGGCCGGCATCCCGGGAGGCGTGCTCCTGGAGCTTGAGCGCGGCGGGGCCGACCGCGTCGAAGGCTGGATTCAGGAGATCCCCGACCTCGAGGTCTTCCGCCAAGCCGTCATGGCCGCAGTCGAGGACGCGAACGTCAAGGCGATCGTCATAGACAGCCTCGACGTCGTAAGCGACTGGCTCGAGGTTGACGTGGCCGAGCAGTTCGGCCTCGACAGCGTCAGCGAGCGCAAGGAGGGCGTCAACGGCTTCGAGGTCTGGAAGGAGCTCCGCTCGCGCTTCGAGAAGCTCATCAGCCTGCTCAAAGCCTCGGGCAAGCTGGCCGTCCTCGTGGCCCATAGCCGCGAGCCCAAGATCGATGCCGACGGCCGGGTCATCGTGCCCGCTGGCATCAGCATCCCCGGCAAACTCGGCGGCTACATCGCCGCCGAAGCCGACGCCATCGGCCACTGCTACAAAAAGCAAGTCGGAAGCGTCACCCAGTACTTCGTGAGCTTCCAAGGCGGCCCCCTCGGTACCTGGGGAAGCCGCATCCCCGAACTCGAGGACAAGACCATCATGCTCCCGCGCGCGGGACAGTGGGCCGCGGTCTGCGCGGCGGCGGATGCAAAAGCGCCGGCGACCGAGCCGGAGAAAGCGGCGGGCAAGAAACCGAAAGCTCAGACCAAGGGAGGAAAGTAACTATGGCAGAAATCGACTTCGACGCGGACGCAGAGGCGCGGAGAGCAGCCCGGGAGCTGGCGGAGGGGACTTCAGCCCCGCCCCGCGCGGCTTCTACACCCTCCAAATCGCCGAGCACTCTGACGGCGAACGGACACGCGGCGGCAAGAACCCGGGCACGCCGATCACGAAGATGGTCTGCGAGATCGCCGACGAGGGCGATCACTTCGGTAAGCGCGTCTGGCACAACGTGGTCTGGATACCGCGCGGTTCGGGCGAGAAGGCCAACCCCGGCCACGGCATGGCGGTTCACTTCCTGCGCGCCGTGGGCCTGCCTTTCGATGGAAAGTTCCGGCTCGCCGAGTCGGACCTTAAGGGCCGATCGTTTCGCGTCCTTCTGGGCGTAACCACCTACGACAAGGTGGTAGACGGGCGGACCTACACCAACGAGAAGAACTTCATCGAGGAACTCTACACCGAGTCCCATCCAGAGCCCGATGAACTGCCGGCCCCGCGCACGCCGCGCAAGGGCGCGCGGCAGACGCCCACGGACAAGCAGGTGGAGCGCCCCGGCGCGGTCGACGAGGAGCCCGTGCCCTTCTGAGCAGAGGCCCCCGGTCCGGGATTGCCCGGGCCGGGGCTTCGGCGGGAAGCCCATGCAGAACAACCACAAAGAGACCGGCATTGTCCTTCGACCCTACCAAGAGGCCGCGATGGTCGCCTGGGACGGAAAGAGGGAGGCGGGACTCAGGCGCGGCATCATCAACCTGCCCACGGGATGCGGCAAGACCGTGACGGGGCTCGCCATCGCCAAGCGGCTCGGCGCGCGAACGCTCTGGCTCGCTCACCGCGACGAACTCATCGAGCAGCCGCAGCGCGCGATGCGCGCGGTCTGGCCCGCGGCCGAGACCGGGGTGGTCAAGGCGGACCGCGACGAGACGGACGCGCAGGTTGTGTTCGGCTCGATACAGACTGTCTCCAGGCCCGGCCGCCTCGAGGGACTCTCCGGCTTCGACCTTGTCGTGGTGGACGAGTGCTTCCCCGCCGGAACGCTTGTCGATGGAAAGCCTATAGAGAAACTCGTGCCGGGTGACCTCGTCTGGTCAGTCAGTCCGACCGGCCTGCTTGAGCGAAGAGCCGTCAGGCGGGTTTTCAAGCGGAAGCCGTCGGGTCTGCTCCGAGTCACGGTGGCCGGTATCGGGGATGTGATCTGTACGCCCGGGCATCCCTTCTTCTCGGACGGACGTTGGGTTCCCGCCTATCGTCTACGTCCTGGCTCGGGACTGGTTTTGTGGAAACAGGAGGCATCCGATGAAGATCGCTCACTGCGCTTGGTGCGAGGCGAATACCGCCGTGACCGGCAAGCGCCGCCGGGATCTCCTGCGCAGATCGGGAAGGGCCTATTGCTCCGAATCCTGCAAAGCTGCCTATGTCAGATCGGTATCCTCGCGAACAATGTCCAGAACGAACAGGATTTTTGCGTCCGGGAGAATGCGGGCGAACAATCCCATGCGCCGCCGGTCCGTCCGCGAGAAGATGTCTGCGACGCTCAGAAGGATCGGCCACGGGCCGTTGCCTCGCGGCGGGAACGGACGTGGACTTACGAAACCGCAAGCCGCCCTTGCCGACGCATTAGGATGGGAGACGGAATTTGTTCTTCCGACGAGGACCGGCCGGGGGAGCGGCTATCCCAACCATTACAAGCTGGATATCGCGCACCCGGGGCTCAAGATCGCGATAGAAGTGGACGGCGGCAGCCACAACGCCATCGAGCGCAGACTGCAAGATCGGAAGAAGGAAGAGCTCTTGGATTCGCTCGGGTGGAAAGTGTTGAGGTTCTCGAACCGAGAGGTGACGAAGAATTTGGCGGGCTGTGTCCGGGTGGTCACGTCTACAATCTCGAAGTCGAGCGCAACCACAACTACTTCGTAAGCGGCATCCTCGTCCACAACTGCCATCACGCGGCCGCGGCCACCTATCGCCGAACGCTGGAACATCTCGGCTGCTTTAACGGCGGACCGCCCACCCTCGGCCTGACCGCCACGGTCGAACGCGGCGACAGGCTGGGCTTAGATACCGCGTTTCAGGAGATCGTCTACCAACTTCAGCTCCTTCAGGCCATCAAGGACGGCTGGCTGGTGGATCTGCGCACCAAGCAGGTCGAACTAAACTTCAGCCTCGACGACATTGGCCTCGTGAGTTCTGACTACAACCAGGGCCAACTCGGCGAGGCCATGTTTCGGGCGGGCGCGGCCGAAGCGACCGCCGAGGCGTATGTCGAACACGCCCCCGGCCGCAAGGCGCTGATCTTCACCGTCACCGTCGACCAAGCGCGGCGTACCGCCGATGCCCTCCAGGCTCGCGGCGTCGCAGCCGAGTTCCTATCCGGCGACACGCCGATCGACGAGCGCAGGGCCATCCTTCGGCGGCTTAAGACCGGCGATACCATGGTCGTCTGCAACTGCGCGGTCCTCACTGAAGGCTTCGACGAGCCGTCCATATCGGCCGTCATGATCGCGCGGCCTACGCGGTCCAAGACGCTCTACCTCCAGATGATCGGCCGCGGGACGCGGATTTTCCCAGGCAAGGAGGACTGCCTCATCATCGACTTGGCCGGGGCGTCGAGCGACCACAAGCTCGTGCAAGCTCCGGCTCTTTTCGGCCTCAACCCCGATGAGGTGGGCGACGAAACGGTGACCGAGGCGCTCGAAGAACAGGACGAGCGGAAATCGCGAGAGGACGACTTGGTCCAGTCGTACCTAGAGGCCAACAAGGAGCGCCGCGCGCGCAAGAGCATCCACTGGGTCGAAGCATCGCCCGATCTCTACGCGCTCTCGGCCGGCAATCACGGCATGGTTCTCATGGCGAAGCGCTCGGACGGCTGGATCGTCGAGGTCGCGCCTCGTGACCGCTGGGCGTCGCACGAGAAACTCCAATCCGCGCCGGTCGACCTCGAGTTAGCACAGGGCATCGGCGAGGACTACATCCGCCGGGCACGGGCGGAAACGCTGGTGTCCGAAAACGCCTCCTGGCGAAGAAGGCCCGCGTCGAGCAAGGTCCTAAACGCGCTGACCAAGTTCCGCATCAACCCGCCTCCGGGACTTACCGCGGGCGAGGCGGGAGACCTTCTGAGCGCGGCAATCGCGCGCTGTGCCGCGAGGCGCATGGGATGATGAAGCCCGACGCTGAGGCCATGCGCGCCCACTTGGAGCACCTCTTCGGCGGCTGGCTCGATGAATACCAGGACGGCCTCGTGGAGCTGGCCTGGGCCGACGCGAAAGACGGCAAGCTGCGCCACTCCCGGCTCTTCGAGACCGACTGCTTAGACGACCTGGCAGAAACCGCCGCGCGCGTAAACGCCGTCGCCGGGCAGAACGTCTACATCGGCGCGGCGCTGCGCAAGCACGGCACGCCGCGCAACAGGCGCGCGGCCGACGCGAGCTTCTACGCTCTGACCGCCTTCTATGTCGACCTCGACGAGGCGGGAGCCTACAACCGGGCTCTCACACTGACCCGGGATGTTAGACCTACCGCCGTGGGCGTGACGGGGAAGCATCCCCACACTCGCGCGCAACTCTGGTGGCGGCAGGAGACTCCCGTCGCAGATCCCGACCTGTGCCGCCGGCAGAACCGAGCCCTCGCCGACGCTATGGGCGGCGACACCACGGTCACGAATCCCAGCCGCGTCATGCGTCTCGCGGGCTCCATCGCCTGGCCCAAGAAGCCCGGCCGGGTCGTGGAGCGCACAGATTTCAGCGTCCGTCCCGACGGCAGCCCCTATCCGGAGGGCAGGGTCGCGCGCTTCTTTTCCCCTGCCGAGAAGCCAGCGCCCCCAAGCAATCATCCAACGGCTCCCCGACGGCGACATTCGATTGACCCTTCTCGTCCGTCACCGGACGCCGAGACCCTTCTTGGCCAGGTGGGCCCGGGCAACTGGCACGCGCCGATGCTGCGCGCCGTGGCCCGTTTCGTGGCCGCGGGATGGTCCGACGAGGACATCCTGGCCAAGGCCGAGCCCTATACCCTATCCGGCTGGACGACAGAGCAGACTCGCGGCGAGGTGTCGGCCATGATCGCGGGAGCCCGGCGCAAGGGCTTCGCCCGTCAACGTCTCTCGCCGTGGAAACTCGTCGATGGCGTGCCGCCCGCATATCTCTCCAAGCCCCTCGCGAGGGACGAGGCGTCCGCTCAGTTGCGCTCTTGCATCTCGCAGTGGTTCGACCAGACGCAGGCCCTGGCGCTGGCCCGACGAGAGCTCGCTCGACGCTACAAGTCTCGGTTCGCGCGCCGGACGCCGCGGGAGATCGCCGACGCTTGGCGCGCCGAGGTCAAGGAGAAGTACGGCATCGCCGATCTACGCGCGGCCCCGCGGCTCGCGGTGCAGGCCGTGGCGGGGATTGGAAAGACCGAGGCCGTCGTCCAGGAAATCGTGTCCCGCCCGAAGCTCAGGGACTTGCACATATCGATCTTCGTCCCGACCTTGGACCTAGGCGAGCGTTTGGCCCAACGGATCGTCGAGCTTTCCTTCGACCCCCGATTTGCGCCGGGTCCCGAGGTGCGCGTCATGCGTGGCAGGCTGGCCGAGGCGACCGAAGAGCGCGGGCCTCGCGAGCCCAAGACGATGTGCCGCAAACCCGACGCGGCGGACCTGGCCAGTCGGCTAGGGCTAAACGTCTTCAAGACGCTGTGCAGGTCCGGCGCGGGGACATGCGAGCACTACGACCACTGCCCCTGGATCAAACAGTGGAACGACCGCGGACCGGCGGTAAGGATATGGTCACACCAGTACCTTCACCTGCCCATGCCGTCGGGCTTCCCGGCGGCGAACATGGTGATCGTCGACGAGTCGGTCGTGGAAACGCTGGCAGGGGAGCTTGCCTTCGCCCCGGACCGCCTGGCCGAGACGCCCTCCTGGGCCGAGGGCGAGTCGGCGGATTGCCTCGACCGCGTTCGCAAGGCGCTCTCTGAGGACAAGCCGCTCCTCGAGGCGGCGAGGGCGCAGGGCCTAGACGGGGAAATCCTCGCGCGGGCCGCGGAAGCGGCCGAAGGGCGGGAGGACGGGGACACGGGCGTGACCCCCGATATGCCCGAGGGCGAGGCGGTGGAGCGTCTGGCCGCGCTCGAGGAGTCCGAGCGCAAGAAGATCGCGCTCCTTCTGCGGCAGCTCGCCAATGAGGTCGCGCTCAAGCGTCCGGGCTCGCACGCCGTCGAGCTCCGGCGCAACGATGCGGTGACGGTCAACGGCAAGACAGAGCGCCAGAATCGGATCTTCGTCCGATGGCGGCAGAAGGTCCTGGCGGGCAAGTACAAGCCGCTGCTCCTGATCGATGCGGACGCCGACGGCGAGATCAACCGAAGGCTTTTCGGCGAACCGCTTGAGCACGTGGCGATCTCCGTATCACGGAACGCGGTAGTGACGCAATGCCACAGCTCCTCGTTTTCCCGCAGGTCGCTGATCGGATTTCCCGGCGCGCCGCCGAAACTGGCTGCTCAGGCGGCCAAACGGATCGCGCAGATCAAGAGTCTCATCGAAAAACTTGCGCGAAGCGCCCGGCTGTTCGTCATCTGCGCCAAGCCCGTTCGCCGCGCCATCACGGGGGAGAGGGACGAGAAGCTGCCCCTGTGTTGCGAATGGAAGGGCGCGACGATAGCGCACTTCGGCCGCGTCCGAGGCGTGGACGACTGGAAGCACCATGAGGCGGTCTTGATGATCGGCCGCGAGCAGCCGCGTGCTCGCGATATCGAAGGGCTCGCCCGAGCGATCTGGGACGACGATCCCGAGCCGCTGAGCCTTCCAGGCGAGTATGTAGAGACTCTGCGCGGCTATCGGATCAAGAACGGAAACAAGGCCGGTGCTCGGGTACATACGCACCCCGATCCCCGGGTTCAACGCGTCCTCGAGCTTAAGCGAGAGCGCGAATCGGTCCAGGCCGTAGACCGCATCCGGCTGGTCTACACGAACACGGCAAAGGAGGTCTACATCTTGAGCAAGCTGCCGCTGGACTGGATGTGGACAGGCTCGCGAGCTTTAGAGATATCCTGGTCGGCCGCGCGGTCAGCAGGCTCGGCCAGGCGTACATGCGCGGCGCGGGCACGCTGCCCTTGGTCCCCCGGATTTTGGCCGATCGATGGCCCGATCTATTCGCCTCCACCAAGGCCGCAAAACACGAAATCGACAGGAAAATACATCTGATCCGAAAAGGCCCACAAGTCAAGACTACCTTGTCTTGGAGTTTGGGCCTTTTCAGATTCCGCCAAAAGCGATCCAGAAAGCAGGGCGGCGCGTCGCCCTGGTCCACCGCCATCCTTGCGGCCGATACCCCGTACTTCCGGGCAAGGGTCCGCGACCTGATGGGATGCGAGATCGCTTGGGAATCGCCCGCGACCTGCGAGAGTTTCGACCCCTCTCGCGGCGAATCACCCGATTGGTTTGAGTCGCTGTTCGGAAATGGAGGAGCGCATGGCAACTCGGACCAGCACAACGATGATGGGGACCGAGCACGATGATCGCCTCGCAGCGGCTTTCCGACGGGGTGCTGCTCTTCCTGCCGCTTTGCCCCTCGACCAACGCCAGGATGCGCCCCGTCCGGATGGGCCGCCTGTGCCGGGACATCCTGACCGCCGAGGCCAGGGACTACATCCGGTCCGTCGGCCTCGCGCTCAAGCTCTGGGCGCGCTTCAAGAAGTTCCGGCCTATCGACTCCTACTGCCGGCTGGACCTGTGGTTCATCCTGCCCCGGACCAACTGCGACGCGCACAACTACGGCAAGGTCCTCTTCGACGCGATGGAAGCCGGCGGCATCGTCACCAACGACAAATACATTCTGCCGCGCGTGATGGGAGTGTGGCATGACGCGCGGACGCAAATCATCGTGAAGTTCCCGCGTTTTCCGACGAGAGCAAGCGCATGAAACGCTGTTCACATTTTGACTTGTGCATGGACTTAGGAGGGAGGCCGCGACTATAACATGAGAACTCTATATCCGATGAGAAGCTGTCGCCACTGCGACAAACGCTTTCAGGCGCTCTCGCCCAATCAGCAGATATGCCGAGACTGCCGGCCGAAGCGGCGTCGCAGGTACATGCGGGACTACCGGCGCAAGGAGCGGCGAGAGTTGAAAAAGACCTGGCAGGAGTTGGAACAGACGAATGGATAAGCCCAAGGGCGGCTCACGCCGCTATCCCCGCGAGACAATCATCAACGCGATCAAGAAGGTCCGCGGCGGGGCTTCGATGTGCTCGGTCGCAGAAGAGATCGGCACGCGGGCCAACTCGGTCAAGTATTGGATGGACCACGCCGACAACTACCTCGGGCCTGATGACAAGAAGGCGCTGATCGCCGTCGACGGCTTAGACGATAAGACGCGCGATACGGTCTGCGGGGAAGGTTGGAGCTCGGTTATTTTTCAGTTCAAACAGTCGAAGAAGGAAACCGACGCGGCGCTCTTGCAGCAGCGCACGAACTTCATCGACAAGGTGATCCCGCATCTGTTGCGGCTCGAAAAGGCTTCCGGCGGAAGCCTCGCAAACGAGCAAAAGGAACTCATCCCCAAGGCCGACCAGGATAAGGCCATTCAGGAGATGGAGGTCATCGTCGCGCGCTTCACGCGCAATCGCGAAGAGAAGGAGGCGTCCGCAAGCCAGCGCGGGTCGCGCCCTGAAGGTGAACGAGGCGATCAGACGAGCGGCGAGGTGATCGACGTGCCGACGGAGAAACCGACGGCGGAAGGAGCAAATGAAGCAACTTCCGAGTAGACATAATCGTCCATTATGCGCAGTGTTCTCCCGACGAGGAATCGACTCCTACCAGCTCGCGCGGGCTTTGCGTAAAAATCAGGACGCCGATCGCGCACACTCCTGTCAGCGTCGCGTTTTGAACGTGAAACCTGTTTCGTATCTATATTTTTTATTCAAAACGTTTTGCCGCTTTATCCTTATTTTCACTTCAAAATTCTTTTTGAATGCCCGGACCCGGCGGCCCGCCCCATGAAGACGCACGACCGGCGGCTGACCGAGTGCTTCTACCTGGGCAAGTACGTCCTCGGATACGATGAGTTCACCGACCTTCACCTCGGCTGGTTCGACGATCTGCTCAAGCACAAGAAGCTTCTGCTGATCGCGCCACCGGGGCATCTTAAGTCCACCTGCTGCACGATCACCTATCCGCTGTTCCGGCTGACCGAGGACCGCGACATGCGGATCATGATCGTTAACGAAATCCTCGACAACTCGAAGGGCTTCCTGGCCGAGATCAAGGGGCATATCCGCGACAACGAGGCCTTCCGCGAGCGCTACGGCGACTGGAACATCGACGCGGACAAGTGGTCGGAGGAGAAAATCCAGCTCGCCCGCACCGTCATCCGCAAGGAGCCCACGATCCTGGCGGTCGGGGTCATGGGGACGCTCGTCTCGCAGCACCCGAATCTCATCATCGTAGACGACCCTTGCTCGAACCGAAACACGCAGACATCCACGCAGCGTCGCAAGATTTGGGACTGGTTCCGCCGCGACCTGGTGCCCCGCCTGGGGGATAACGGCCAGATCATCGTGGTCTCGACCCGCTGGAACCGCGACGACCTGCCAGGCCAGATCAAGAAGGACCCCGGCTATGCGGACTGGAAGGTCATCGAGCTGGCCGCCGACTGGAAGGACGCGCAGGGCGAGACCCACGCGCTCCTGCCCGAAAAGTTCACCCCCGAGAAGCTCCGCACGATCCGCGCCCAGCTCGGCACGGCCAACTACCAGTGCATCTATCGCAGTTCGCCCGAATCGGTCGAGGGCCAGGATTTCAAGGCCGCCTGGCTGGATTCCGGGCGCTTCGACAAGCAGCCCGACGACCTGACCATCTTCGCGGGCATCGACCTCGCCATCGGCAAGCGCTCGCGCAACGCCTACTTCGCCTATGCGGTGATCGGCGTCGACCTCAAGACCGGCGATGTCTGCGTGATCGACGGCTACAAGGGCCGCATCCCGTTTAACGAGCAACTGAAGGCGGCCAAGCGCATCCATCGCCATCACCACCCACGGCTGATCGTCCCGGAGGCCAATGCCTACCAGGCCGCCTTCACCGAGTCCCTGCGCACCGACCCCGATACCCGCCGCCTGCCGCTTCGGCCCCACAACACGCAGGGCGATAAGCACGCGCGGCTGCGCGGCCTGGCTCCGCTTTTCGAGGTCGGGGCGATACGGCTTCCCCGAAGCGACGCGGCCTGGGTCGAGCAGTTGGAAGAAGAGCTCCTCGGCTTCCCGGACGGCACCTTGGACCTCATGGATGCTCTGTGGCTGGCGCTTCAGGGCGTGGAGATGCAGCGCGTGGAGCCTCGGATCAGCTTCGCGGAGGACCTGTGAAAGGAGACGCTACGCTAACGAGTGCTGAAACCGATCGGCCCTGGAAGATCGAGATCGGGCAGAGCTTTTGGATACGCCTTGCCGTTATGCTTCTCCTGGATGTGCATGTCAACGCAATTTTTGTGCATGGGCTTCTTGGCACCGCACTTGCTGCACGCAAAGATATTGCCGCCCTTACCCTCGATCTCCTTGTCCTCGCAAAAGTCGTACGCACAGAGTCGGTTGAAACTCATTTTTTCCCTCCGAGAATGTCTATTTTATCATTTCCCATTCTTGCTACTTGCCCAACGGTGGTGTCCGGCTCATGAGCCTCCGCGAGCGCATCGCCAAAGCCCTCTTCGGCGAGCCCGATATCACGGCCGGGAGCGGCGGCGGCATCCACCATGTCCAGGGCTTAAGCGCCGAAGAGGCCGCAGCGGCCAAGGACCTCTTGGGCGCGCTGCGCGGCGAGGTCGAGAAGCAGGGCAAGGGCGTGCAGCCCCATACGACCTTCGGGTTGTCTGACCGGCATGGGATATTGCCGCCCATCGACTTCACCGTCTTCGATCAGATGTTCGAGCAGACGAGCTGGGTCCGCGCGGTGGTCGGCGTCATCACCAAGGCGGTGACGGCCAAGGGCTGGGGCCTGCGGCCGCTCTCCCCGGACGCCGATCCCAAAAACGCCGAGACCCTGCGGGAGTTCTTCGCCAACCCGAACCCGCAGGACACCTTCGTGGAGATCCTAGACGACATCACGCGCGACTCGTTCGTGTTCGGCAACGCCTTCACCGAGGTGGTCCGCGGACTGGGCGGCAAGCCGCGTGAGATGTGGACGCTGGACGCCCCCTCGATGCGGGTGCGCATCGACCCGCATGGCCTGATCCTGGGCTATGTCCAGGTGCCGGCGGTAGCGCTTGGCGGCAAGAGCGATGTCGCCTTCGAGCCGCGCGAGGTCATGCACAACAAGCTCGGGACCAAGGGCTCGGCGCTCTACGGGCTCTCGCCTTTGGCCTCTCTCATCTTGCCGGTGACCGTGGATAAGTTCGCGCAGATATACAACAGGGCCTTTTTCTTGAACGGCGCGAAGATACGCGGGGCCTACGTGATGAAGGACGCGACGCCCGAGCAGGTGGAGCGCAACCGCGAGTTCCTCAAGGCCCGCGCCAAGGACATGAACCTGGCCCAGGCCGACCTCGTGCTGGAGGGCCCGGTCGAGTTCAAACAAATCGGCACGACGCAGAAGGACATGGAGTTCCTGAGCCTACGCGAATTCACCAGAAACGAGATTTTGGCCGTCTATGGCGTGCCGCCCGCCATGGTCTCGATCATCGAGACGGGCAACATCGGGGCTGGCACTGGCGACACGCAGAGACAGAACTTCTATGAAGAGACCGTCGCCCCTTTCCAGCGCCGCGTAGCCGAGAAGATCACCCAGCAGATCATCAACAACGGCTTCGGCATCACGGACTGGGCCTTCGAGTTCAACCGGCGCACCATCGACGAGAAGCAGCAGGCGGATATCCTCAACATCTACTTGAGCAACGGCGTCCTGCGCCCCGAGGAGGTGCGCCCGATCGTATTGGCCGGACTGCCGCAGATCAGGAAAGCCATGGGCGTCGAAGACGACGAAATCTTCAAGGCCCTGCGCGGCCGCTCGGACACGATCACCAACGCCACGCAGGCGGTCATCAAGCTGGAGAACAGCTTCCTGACCTCGCTTAAGCAGTTGCTCGGGAGCTTCGCCAACCGAATCGAGGAACGGCTTCCCAAGCTCAAGATGCAGGATCTGGGCGACAAGCTCCGGGCCATCGCCCCCAAGTTCGAGGAATACGTCGCGGCGCACAGCATCATGCGCTTTGTGGGCTACCGCGCGCCCGAGGCGGTGAAGGCTCTTCCCGAACTGGAGGTCCTGCTCGAGGCCATCGACCAGGATCGGGTGGCTGAACTGCTGGAGCGCTTCAACCTGAGACTCGCCCGCAGGGGGCTCAAGGTTTCTTCGGCGCGCTCTCGCGTGGAGACCCCGGACGAGATCAGCGTCGAACTCGAGGAGCTGATCCGCAAGAACTCGATCGTCGTGGCCGCGAACGTCGCGACGTCCATCAAGGATTCCTTGCGGCGCGAGCTGGTCGAGGGCCTGACGCGAAATGAGACCATCCCGCAGATCCGCGACCGCATCGCGGCCAAGCTCTCGGACTTCGTCACGGTGCAGGTCAAGGGCGCGACCGACGACCGTGGCCGGGTTTTCCAGGGGCCCTACACCCGGTCCCTGTCGCGCGCGGACTCGGCCGAGATCATCGCCCGCACCGAGGCCAACCGCGCCTACAACCTGGGCACGCTCGACGCCTTGGAGCAAAACGACGTCGAGGAGGTGACCTTCCTCCTGGCGGGCGACGCGTGCCCGGCCTGCCGCGCGGTCTCGGACTCTTTGCCGGGGACCAAGATCGGCAAGAAGTTCACGCTCGATGAGGCACGGGCGGTCATCCCCGTGCATCCAAACTGCTTCCCCGCTCACGTGCCCGTCTTCACGCCGGAAGGCTGGAAGAAG